GAACTCAAAATCCTCAAGTGATAATGTTTCTTCATCTAAAGGTGTTCCATCATCATTAATAGCTTTATAATTTATGTGAACCACATCATCATAATTAGACAAAATAAAACCAGCTAGGTCATTACTTGCCCACCTGGTCATTATAATTATTAATTTAAAACCTTTTTCTG